GAGCGAAAGAATGTGGATTAAAGAAATAATATCAGGCCTTAGCTTTGGCGTAATAGGCGGATTTATTTTGTTCGTATTACCGATAATTATGGAGATATAAATGTTCAAATGGATCGAACGTAAGATATTACGTCCAATAATAAAAAACCCTGTCGAGTCAGCACTCGCAGGAGCAGCAATAGTAACAATGGGACCCGCAGCGGCGGGAGCAATAGGAAAATTAAGTGCAGGCACAAAAGTGGCCTTGGCATCAAGTGCAGCTAGTACTGCAGGCGCAATTTTAACAAGAAATGATGTTAAAAAAGAAAACACAAGAGTGTTGGCTGCAAACAAAGCAGAAAGCGAAAGAGTATACGAGCAAAACAAAAAAGAAGTTGTAGAGAGCAGAGAATACAACACAGGAGTGCGTGAAAATTATTATGATAATTTGGTAAAAGACGCACAAAAGGCAGGGATAAACCCTTTAACAGCGTTAAGGGCCGGCGGCGGTAGTGCATATGGAAATGCCGTCGCAGGAACATTGGCACAAGGGGTTATGATGGATGGGGTGTACGCAACCCCTACCCTGACAAGAAATCCAATTGCAGCAGGATTGGAAACAGGCGTAAATGTAGGTTTAGCGGAATTGACAAGAAAGCAAAATTATTCTCACGAAAGTAGAATGGACGAATTAAACAAAAGTTTAATAAAAGCACAAATTAAAAGTATGAGTGCTGAATTAAGCAGGACACCGGAAGATATGCCATTAGGCGTATTTGATAAAAACGGTAATGAAATTTTTGCAGCAAAAGAAGAATTTGAAACGATCCCAAAATATATATTAGTTAGGGATCAAAGCACAGGTCAAATTTATCCAATATTAAATCCAGAATTGACAGAATCTGGGCCTATGGAAATGGCAACGGGAGTTGCAACGATGGAAGCTGCCGAGCAGCTTTCAAGAAATCAGGCACTGTTTTCACCAGTGTTTAAAAAGACAGTAAAACAAGCGCATGGGGATTGGGGAGTTTATGCTCATCCAAAACAATGAAATGCGCAAATTGCAAAAAAATAAGAAAAATAATTAAACGAATTATTAACAGGAGAAGAAAAAAATGAGAAATACAGAAATTATACCTAATATGCCTGTGAGCTTTCAGCGCAGAAGACGTATGAGCAAAGGACGTGTTTTAACGTCTGGGGATGCTGGTAAGATATTACCAATTAAAGCCGATCCTATTTTGAGGGAGGAAAGTGTTTCAGGTAATGTAGGAATACAGGTAGAAATGATGGAAACATCAGAAAAGCCGGTAAACGCTATTGTAGCAAAAGCTTGTACATATTTTGTACCATATCTGGCTTTTGATCAATTTAACGGTTCAATAGATGAGTTAAATAAAAGTTATAGTAAGGAAAATGGTATAGCTGGCTCGCCAATAAGTTTTTTTGAAAAAAACAAATATTATAATGGCTCAGCAGAAATAACAGACGCTAGTCCAACTGATATGGACACTGGTGATAATGGTAGAGCCACTTTTTACGGTACTATGGGTATTCATCATGGCGCAGGTGATATGAATAGCTCTTATGTACAAGCTTATAACGCGATAGTTAATCATAGACGAAAAGCAAGGTCCACAAGTTTAGCATTGCGAAACCAATTTGAGCATGATTTAGCTGAGGCGTTTTGGCCGAATGAGGGCAATTCTCATATACAACCAGATTTTGACCAGAAATTAATAGACGGAGAGGTAACTTTAAGTAATTTTTCATTTAAAGCCCCTTTAATGTCGGAAGGTTGGATGGGCCATAGCGAAACGGGTTATCCTAGTGCCTCAACCTATGGTCCTGTTTCTGGAGGTAATAATAGTGTGGTGGGCGGAGTTTCGCCAAGTGGCACTACAATTACAACAGCGGTTAAATGGAATGATATTTGGGCAGAATTGACAGACGGTAGCACAACAATTTCTTTGGCCGATATTGAGCAAGCGAGAAAAACAGCAGCTTTTGCAAAATTAAGAGCAACGTATGACGGAATTGATGACGAATATATAATTGATCTCTTAATGCAAGGAATTACAGTTCCTCCCGAGGCTATGAAACAACCAATGTTGTTAGGCTCGCAAAGTGGTATGTTTATGTTTAATCAGCGTTTTGCAACGGATAGTGGAAATCTAGACGATACCGCAACAAACGGATTTTTAAATTTAGGTTATAGAGTTAGATCGCCCAGGACAAGTGTAGGCGGTATAATTATGACTTGTTTAGAAATAGCACCCGAGAGAGTTTGGGAACGTAAGAAAGATTATTTTCTGTATACTACAGATACTGATAATCTTCCTAATGCTTTAAGAGATAGTTTAGATCCAGAAGCAGTTTCGGTAGTTAAGAAAAACCACCTTGATGTAAATCATGCAACGCCTGATGCAACTTTAGGATATGCGCCACTTAATCATGAGTATAATCGGGATCAAATAATGGTAGGCGGTAAATTTTATCGACCGTCGAATGACGCATACACAGAGGTTAGGAGTAGAATTTGGACGAATGAAACAACAGATCCAAGTTTATCAACGGACTTCTATTTATGCACAAATCTCCACAAAAAGATTTTTGCTGATCAAGTATCTGACAGTTTCGAAATAACTGCGGTTAGCGATATGTCGGTAGATACCAATGTAGTCTTTGGGGATCGTTTGATAGAAGCTGATGCAACCTCAGACTATGAAACAATCACAAACTTAGTCGATGCGCAACGCATTACTAAATAAGTGATATAGGCGGAGGGTACCCTCCCTCTCTCCGCCATTTTATTAAAATAAAAAAAAGAAAGGATAACTTATGAAGCATTTTAAAGTAGGGGTAATTCATCATTGGAACCAGTATCACGCTGGCGATGTTATTTCGTTCCCCAGCAACAGACCGAGACGCGTAGCGTTTGAGGTCATCGCTAATTCTCCCATTGAAGTATGGGTAGATGTAGAATCTAGCGATCTCAGCAAGGCAACGCTTGTAGCGATTGGCGACGATAAAATGTCGGTAGAATATACATCCACTGGAGATTCTTGGGTGCTTATTAAAGCAGATAAAAAAGCCCAAGTTTGGGTAAATCTTCCTGATTTAGATCAAAATGTTCATGCTACAGTAGATGAAAATTTTGTAAATCTGGAACCTCGAATAAGAGAAAATAAAGAGGTGGCGCAAATGATGAAAATCATGCAGCTAAATAAAGCGCATTTTGACGAGCAGATGCGCGATGAAAGAATACAGTTGCATGAGTTAAGAGCGCAAATGTCAGAAATACAGGCAAAAGAAATAAAAGAAGAGGAAGAGGTAATAGAGGATGCTTCAGAAACTGAGCCCGCTTCTTAAGTTTTACAGATGGGTGCGGTTTTTAGACCGCATCCAACATTGGAAAGGTTTAGCCCATAAAAACCATTCTGAAGCTGCGTTAGAACTAATAGATGAAAAAGCCCATAAAAATATACACGTTGTAATAAGCCAGTCGGAAAATGAGTATATGTGGGTACATCCACAGATAGTCGAATTTTGGAAGGCGATGCATAGAGAGTGTTCACAAAGAAAAATACCAATAAAGGCTTTTGAATTTTTAAGGACAAGAGAGAGGCAAGACGAATTGCATTCTCAAGGTCACACTAACGCTACAGCCGGTAAAAGCCCACACCAATATGGTTTAGCCGTTGATATTATCAGCGCTACTAAGGCGTGGGATTTGTCAAAAAAACAATGGGAAATAATCGGCGAAATAGGAAAAGAAGTAGCCAGAAAACGGAATATTAAAATTACGTGGGGAGGAGATTTTGAGACGATTTGGGACCCTGCACATTGGCAGATAGCAGACTGGAAAAAATACAGGTTTGCTTATAATCATTGTGTAGGGAATGGAATAAAGATTCCTGAAGAAACGAGGTTAAGGTTCTCGTTTCTTGAGAATGTTTATGAAGCTAATCGGTCACGATAGCGCGCAGGGGAGTTTACGTAAGTAAAACTCCCCTGCCCTAGCATACAAGTTAATAGGATATGCATTTAGTGACACCTCAATGAGCAAACATGTGTATAGAGCCAACAATATTAAGCAATGGGTGCGAGGTGAGTTGTCGCAAATGCTGGCAATGCAGAAAGCGCCGAGTAGATGATCTAGTCGGGCGTTGCATTGCAGAAAGTAAGTACGCTAAAGCTACTTACGCCGTAACACTAACATACGATGAAAATCAGGGCGCTAAAAGAGCCACGTTAGTTTACAAAGACGTACAATTATTTTTAAAAAAGCTGAGAAAAGCAAAATATAATGTACGTTACATAGTGGCTGGAGAATACGGCACTAAAAAAAATAGAGCGCATTGGCATATCATACTTTTTTTTCACGGTGATAAACCGGACCCAGAAAAAATGGAACAAGTTGAATATGGCGATAAGCCGTCAGATGGAGAATATCAGGTCCGATGGAAACATTGGGATCACGGATATTGTTATTTTCAAAAACCAGATTGGCGCGGTTTTCAATATGTATTGAAATACGTATTAAAAGACCAAGATGAAAGAGTGAAAGTAACCCATCTAGCTATGTCTAAAAAACCACCGTTAGGAGATGAATATTTTTTAGAACTAGCTAAACAGCACGTAAGAGAAATGGTAGCACCTCAAACGGTGTTTTATAAATTTCGAGACGTGCGTAATAGAAGAAATAAAATAAAGAACTTTTGTATGCAGGGCGTAACAAAAGACAAATTTCTTCGGCGAATAAGGTGGAGGTGGTATAAAAAATATTATCCACTGGAACCAATGAACGAATTATTTGAAGAATATTTCGAGAATGAAACAAGACGTCAAGAATTCGACGTCGAAATGGAAACGAAGCGTTTACATTACAAACCCGTTAAATATGGCGAAAAATGGCATGATAAAGTGGTAACAAATGACCATTGGACAAAGGCAGATGTAACGGAAGTAGAATACCAAGGTATCCCTGGTATTCTATGGGAACATAAAGACGTAGCGGAAGTATACACGGAGCGAGGCGAATGGCAAAAAATAGAAAAACAACACGTAAAACAAATCAAGCAGTTCGGAAAAGTAATTACGCGACGCAAATACGACGAAGTGCTACGGGAACAACTAGAAAATACGTAAGTCCGCCAACTATAAGTATTGGAAGGACTGTAGTCGTTGGAACCGCCGTAACACCTGAGGTACGAAAAATACAAAGTAGGTTGCAATCAATAATTGCACCTACAATAACAACGCCCCTATCAGAAAAGAATAGGTCAGATATAACAAATCTGCGGCGTCGGTGTAAGGATAGACCAACCCGTAACGAGGCACGAGGCGGAAGTGGTGGAAAACAATATATACCGTGGTGTAAAAAATAATTTGACAAAGTATACGAATCAGAGATATACAGAGAACATTTACAGGTTTGTCCAGAGGCATAATATATATTATGCGAAAGCAAAAGTACAAAACGCAAACCTGAGAACAAAAGTGAACAGGGAGCAGATGTGCACAAATTTATTTTAAAAGAGCTACTAAAGCCAACGTTGAGGCGCGTGGGATCAATGATCGCAGGTGGATTAATAACGATGGGAGTAGCGCAAGATGCAGCACTTGCAATTGAAACAGGTGCAATAGCTGCAGCCGCAGTCGCAGCCGACCTAATATTTTCATATTGGGAGCGAAAGAATGTGGATTAAAGAAATAATATCAGGCCTTAGCTTTGGCGT